GAGCCAATGTGATTGGCCACCATTTTTGCATATTTCAGATCGGTGCTGCCTGGCATTCCAATGCTAAATGTTTTTAATGAGGGAAGACCCAATTCCTTAAGATTCTTCTGTACCAATGCTGCAATAAGACTACTATCAATGCCGCCACTCAAGAGTGCTGAACACGGCCTCTCTGTCATGAGGCGTTTCTTTACGGCATCTTCTAAGGCAAAGCGCACCGCATTAGCGGCACTCGCAAGGCCTTTAGAGTTCGCAGGACTATACAAAGGATTCTTCAACCAAGGGCTCTGATGATATGCATACATCGAGAAATTCGACGCATCGGATGCTTGAACAGATGCCCAGTGACCTGGAGAGAACTGCATAACATTTCCGTGCGATGATGGAATGGCTTTACGCTCACTCGCAAGTACAATACTATTTGTTAGATGACCGTATAGATTAAGTTTTAGTGTGAGGGCACAGAAATCATTGACTCCTGAGATACTAAAGTTTTTGACTGATGGCCAGGCTGCGAAGAGAGGGCGAACACCATAGGGATCACGACCCCAGAGTAGATAGTCACGTTTCTCGTCATAGAGAATAATAGCAAATACGCCATCGAGGCAACGAAAGAAAGTCTCAGGTGAATCACGGTGTATTTCATAGAGAGGACCAAGGACTTCACAATCAGAGCCTGACGACATAGGAATATTGTACTCCTCGGCAAGTGCTTTCGCATTGTAGATTTCACCATTACAAATCCAGGTAATTCCATTTTTGCTGAACGGCTGCATGCCAGCAGGATTCAATCCATTAATCGCAAGACGAGTAAATCCAAGGGTTCCACAAGACTTTTTAACTATGGCCGTTGTCTCTGGTCCACGAGCCTTAAGGTTTGTGACACATTTATCGATACCCGGGCATTGCTTACTACCGAAACAGGCAAAGATGCCGCACATTTCGCTCTTTCTATAGAATTGAATTTCAGAGTTTTAGATAGAGCGCAATGGACTTTAGCCAATATATCAAAAATATCCAATCAGGTACCCAGTGGATTAATTATCAGGCTGAGATCTTGACACCGCAGAGGGGCTATAATAATACGAGTCCTATCAGCACGCTTACAACAGCCACATATAAGTATGCAGATTATGAGCAGCGTGATCTGATTGCGCAAGGTCGGTTTTATCTAAGTACGGTAAATGTGTATACAACGAATGCTCAGTAGGGCTAGTATGGTGGTATATAAGACAAAGGCCGAGCGTGTTCTGGAAGCAGTAACGCTTTTAAAGAAACTGAAGGAACTTGGTATAGTGGTCTCAGATCCCGGCTATAAGCAGGCCAAGGCATTCTTAGATACATGGATACAGGACGGCGAGGAGGCGAATCATGAATTCTGGTTTCCTCGATATGGGCGAAAGGCAGTGATTGACCTACCGAAGCGTGTGGAGCGAGCGGCGACATTAAAACTGCTTGCGCCTGTTGCCGATGGTGAGGCAGAAGCAGACGCGTGAATCCTTAATAGAAAAACTCATTCATCATAGACAAGAGTCGCTGATGAATGCAGGTAATGCGACAAGTGAAGGGCCGCTCTATGATCTTGTTTCACGAGGCAATAAAGACGCCTATTTTATTTCAGATGATGCTACTGCTCTTTTTCCATATGATAATCGATACGAGCCACAGGCCGCTGTAATTCATGAACTGCGCCGTATTCCGCCTCTTCAGGCTACTGAGTTTGGCCGTTCCATTGAGTTTCAATTTGAAGTTGCTGGAGATGTTGTCATTGAACCGACACTTGTAATTGATCTACCGACGTGGCTTCCTGCGACACAGGCTATTTTGAATGGAAATTCAATCATAACAGACTTATCAGGTGTCTCCTACGGATATACGCGCGGTATTGCATATTTTCTTTTTGAGAAGATTCAGTTTTTTCAAGACAGACTTCTTGTACAGGAATGGAGTGGTGATGAACTCTTTGCGACAACTCGTAGTCGTGGCTCACTCGCTTCAGCATTTTTAGAAAATGCGCTGACGGGTGTTCATAGTGGCTTGCCCTTATCCATACAAAGGAATGCGACACCTGGTCGCTTGCGACTGGCGTTGCCGCTTATTGGGTGTCAGGATGCAAATGACGGTGGATTTCCCCGTATCTGTGCAACAGAGCAGGCTTTTCGTGTGCGCTGTGTCCTGCGGAAATTGGAGGACCTCGTAGAGGCTTCTGATGGGCGAGCAAAGCCGACACCTTGGAACAGGAACGATTTCCAGATTGTGAGTACAGCAGGTGGTACGCCTGTAAGATTTACAACACTAGGTCGCCTGGAGATTCCTGCGCCGACTATACAATTGGAGACTCGTCATATTTATACCGATAGGGAAATGCAGGATTCTCTACGCAGTAGTGTGCTAACAGTGCCATTTGAACGACTCTATGAGAATAATTTCACACAAGGGCAAATTGATTATGCACCTTTGACACGAAGTGGAACGGCCTATGTTACACGGCGTCTTGATGCGGATCATCCTGCTGCACGCATGGTCATGACATTCCGTACACAGCCTGCTCTAATGGCTAATCAACGGTGGCAGTATACAATGGATGTGAGTGGAGGACAGGCGTATAGCGCACTATCACTTATTATTGCGGGTCGTGACAGAGAAACATCATGGGATTCACTCGTGTGGCATGAGTTAGTTCAGCACGCAAAAGAGGAGCGCGACTCGGGATATAATCTCTCTTTTATGAACTGGGCTCTGGGTGATATCGTAGGACGGACTGCTCCCTTTGCACGGCAATTGGAGGGTTCCATTAATTTTACGACGGCCGACAGGCCTACACTCTTAATTACGTTAACTGAGTTACCAGGCTCACCCAATACATTTTTGGATGTCTATATTGAGACATGGGCGGCATTGGAGTTCGAAAAGGGTCGTTCGGCCCTGCTGTTTGGTAACTAATTGCGACGAGTGCGATTCTTTCGGGCATTTGTCTTGTGGCCATTGGCCTTGCGTGACTTACCGCCCTTCTTAGCAAACATTCTCCTGGCCATATTCGGCATGGAGCCGAGCACCTTGTAGCCCGTCTTAGAGGTACCAATCTTGCGATCAAAGTCCATCTTGAGATCGGCAGCAGTCTTTCCGCGCGCCTCAAAGTTCGGGGCTCCATTCACCTGAACAGGAACAATGAGATCCCCATTATCGTAGTCAAAGTAGACTACGCCACGACGGGCTAAGCCTGTAACGGCAGCAACTTGCTTAAATCCACGATTCAAGATACCAGCCATTCTATAGTGAGTGTAAAGATTTTATAAAAAGGGAGATCCAAGTAGGATGAGGGATACGCTCTGGATCGGATTTCTCTTAGTGTTAGTGTTCGCCTCCAATTACTTTGTTCAAGTACTTGGAGATGAATTTTACAAGACGGACCAAAAAGGTAAGATTTTTGATTTACTTCATGTAAGTCTTCCCGATTTACACGAGTACAAAGGCTATAATGATGTGATTATTACGTTGACGGCACTCAGTTTCTTTTTTATTCCGAATCCCATTCCGATTGTTAAAGAGTTTGCTGCAAAGTTCCTCCTGATTATGGTGGTTCGCGCGATTACCACCATAGCAACGATTCTTCCCAAGCATGACAAATGCGATACGGCAATGGGCCTATTTAATTATTTTAAGGGTAATTGCTACGATAAAGTCTTTAGTGGTCACACCGCCTTTGTCTTGCTGGCTACGCTGATTTTCTGGAGACAGGGAATAATTAGCCCCGCATTCTTTTACTTTATAAATTTACTCAATATGGCCATCATTATCTTAACCCGCTCACATTACACTGTAGATGTTGTTCTTGCGGTTGTCATCACATATTTAGTATATGACGGTGATTACCATGTCTTTACTGATTTTTTTAAGGCTGGTAAATAGGATGGAGGGGCGTAAAATACCCAGGATTACACACCAAATTTGGCTACAGGGTTGGAATGCGCTGCCGCCAAAGTTCAGAGGAAACATTGAGAGTTTGAAGGCCCTAAATCCAGGATACACCCATATGGTGTGGGATGAAGCGAGTCTTCGAGACGAATGTAGAAAACTCTTTCCAGCTGTGCTTGCGAAGTTCGACTCGCTACCGTATCTCGTTCAGAAGGTGGATTTTGGTCGGCTTGTAATTCTCTATGCGTACGGAGGTATCACTGTCGATACTGATATGAAATCTCTGAAAGCAATTGATACAACTCCGAAGATTGATACGGCCGAACTCATAGTCAGTCTCTCAGCCTTTCCAGGAAATATGATAGGACAGACAAATAATGCAATTGTCTTGGCAAAACCTAACCATCCGCTGATTCTAGAACTGATTACCCGAATGACAAATTCAACTGTAAGGGAGGAGGAGTTTCTCACTAAGGAACTCTATCTAAATGGAACCACGGGACCAAGTATTCAGAATGCCTTTTTTTATGAACATAAGGGCGAAATTGTCTTTTTAGACAATACCTATTATGAACCGTGTTTCTCAGTGGACCCTGTCTGTAGACCTTCCCAAGACTCCATTATGGACCATAAACACGAAATGTCATGGATATCACCCTGGGCTAAAGTCTTCTTAAAGATTCTGATTGGACTTTTATATGTGGTACTGTGTGTTGTTCCACTCGCGCTCATTTATTGGGGATATGTACGGTTTGCTAGTAAAAAACGAATCTTTCCTATTAGATAGAGATGTCGTTTACGTTTAATTGGGTTTCTACACCTGGTCAAAACAATAATTTTGTGAATGGTAGCATAAATAGTGGAAGAGCGCGTGCCTTTCTTGATGACGGGCAAGTGGACCCATTTGATTCTCCACTCTATATCTGTATTCCACCTATAAGCTTTTTAGGAGGTAATGCAGGTGCTGCTACACTCTTAGATTTTGCTAGGACAATTGTTACATCTGCACCAACTAGAGTACAAAATCCAGGAATTGACTATAGGGGTAATCGATTAAGAGGTGGAACCTTTACACTAAATGGTAATCCTTGTGGAAACTATGAATTTAATGTACTTCCAGGTGGAACAACATTAACTCAAGCAACTATAGCCACTCTGTTTAGTGATACTAATGATATTAGTACATGGATTGTATGTAAGGGAAATTTAACTATTCCAGCTTCTACATATCTTACTCCAACTGTAAATCCAGAGTATGATTTACCTGGTACCAACTCATCGCCTGATCCCGATGCTAAACGAAGACTCTTTATGGTAGTCTATGTGACTGGCAATTTAACTTTTTCTGATAGTACATCTCTTATTTCGATGAATGCACGTGGAGGAAATACAAGTGCTTCAGGCGCTAATATTTCAAGTTTTAATGTACCGATT